ATCTCTAAGAGGAATATGAAGTGAGACCAGTATCTGTCGGAGTTAACCCAACAGCCGCAACGCTGACAACTGTTTATACAGTTCCTACGGGTTATTACGCCAAGTTTACTGTGATGTACATTCACAACACTGGTGGTTCGACTAAGCACATTACTGTTCAATGGTATGACGCAAGTGCTGCCACAACCTTGGATATTCTTACTAATTACGACTTTACATCTAAGCAATACCTTCAGTTTGATGGCAATGCTTATATCGTTTTAGAAGAAGGCGATAGAATTCAAATTACTACTCAAAGTGCAAGTACATTCAGTTTTATTGCCACATTTGAAGTATCAGGAGCGCAACGAACATGACCTACTTAGAACTTGTTAACGATGTGTTGGTTCGCTTGCGTGAAAGCACAGTATCTACTGTTGGCGAAACAACCTATTCTTCTTTGATTGGCAAATTTGTTAATGATGCCAAGCGTCAGATTGAAGATTCCTATAATTGGAATGTCTTAGGACAAACGATTACAGTTAGTACTACTTCTGGTACAAGTTCTTATGCTTTGACAGGTGCGGGTCAGAAGTTTCGTATTGCTGAAGCTCTTAATACGACAAACTATATTGTATTAAGCAACATTGCAGTTTCAGAAATGAACCGCAACTTGAACTTTGGCACACCAGTTCAAGGCGTTCCTACTGAATATTGCTTTAGTGGTGTAGATGGCAGTGGCGACACAAAGGTTGATTTGTTTCCCATCCCTAATGGTGTCTATACACTGAAGTTTGATTTAACCATTCCACAGGCTAATTTGTCTGCTGATGGCACATCTGTAAAGGTTTTGGACTATTTGGTAACTCAAAGTGCTTATGCTCGTGCTTTGATTGAGCGTGGTGAAGATGGTGGAACAAGTAGTTCCGAGGCTTATGCCTTGTTTAGAGGAATGCTCTCTGATGCCATTGCATTGGAGTCCACTCGTTATCCTGAAGACAACTTTGTGGCGGTCTAATGGCAGCACAACTCCAAAGTTACAGTCTCTCAGCACCAGGCTTTTATGGCCTGAATACTGAAGACTCTCCCCTTGATTTAGGGGCTGGCTTTGCTTTGGTTGCAACTAACTGCATCTTGGATCAGTATGGTCGTATTGGTGCTAGAAAAGGTTGGTCAAGGGTTAATCCTTCCTCTGGCAATCTAGGTGCTAACGATGTTGGTGTAATCCATGAGTTAGTGCAGAACGATGGCACTCTTACAGTTTTATTCGCTGGCAACAACAAGATATTTAAACTTGGTACTGCTAATGCGGTGACTGAGTTGACCTATGGTGGTGGCGGTTCTGCTCCTACTATCACTGCAAATAACTGGCAGACTGCATCCTTAAATGGCATTGCATACTTCTTCCAAACAGGTCACGATCCTCTAATTTATGACCCCGCTATAAGTACAACTACTTATCGCAGAATATCTGAGAAGTCTGGTTATGTGGCTACTGTCCCTCAAGCAAACATTGCCATCTCTGCATTTGGTCGTTTGTGGGTGGCTAATACATCTACAGACAAAGTAACAATTACCTTCTCTGATCTGATTGCAGGTCATGTGTGGGGTGGTGGTACTTCTGGCTCACTCGATGTCTCCCGTGTATGGCCTAATGGTGCTGATGAAGTGATGGGCTTGGCAGCTCACAATGATTTCTTGTTCATCTTTGGTAAACGACAGATTCTTGTTTATTCTGGTGCTTCTACACCCGCATCTCTTGTTCTGAGCGACACAATTGGCTCTATTGGATGTATTGCAAGAGATAGCATTCAAAGCGTTGGCTCTGACGTTATTTTCTTGTCAGACTCAGGTGTTCGTTCATTGATGAGGACAATTCAAGAGAAGTCTGCTCCTTTGCGAGACTTGTCCAAGAATGTTCGTTTTGATTTGAATTCAGCATTGGTAAGCGAGACATTGGCTAATATCAAGTCTGTTTACTCAGAAAAAGAAGCCTTTTATCTGCTTGTTTTACCCGCAACATTCCAAGTTTACTGTTTCGATACCAAGCAAACTTTGCAAGATGGAGCTTCCCGTGTAACGAAGTGGGACTCAATTGCACCAACTGCTTTGCGTTCATTGCGTAATGGTGACTTGTACATTGGTAAGAATGGCTACATCGGTAAGTATGGAACTTATCTTGATGATGCCAACACGTACCGATTTGCGTACTACACCAACAATGCTGACTTGGGTAATCCTAATCAGATTTCTATTCTGAAGTCTGTGACTGCCATTGTGATTGGTGGATCGAATCAGTTTCTGTCTATCAATTGGGGTTTTGATTACTCTGGTTCTTATCGTGCAGAGAATATCTACATCCCTACACAAGCCAGTTATGAGTATGGAGTTGCTGAGTACAACATTGCTGAATACACAAGTGGTGTTCCAATTAAGACGCTAATAGCAAATGCTTCTGGTGCGGGAAAGATTGTTCAAACAGGGTATGAGACAACGATAAATGGCACATCGTTCTCTCTTCAAAAGATTGAAATTCAAGCCAAAGATGGCAAAATAGGGTAAACCATGTCAAATTACACCAAAACAACCAATTTCGCTTCTAAAGACAATCTGTCGCCTGGCAATCCTTTAAAGATTGTTAAGGGTACTGAGATTGATACTGAATTTAACAATATTCAGACTGCTGTTGCAACAAAGACAGATAACTCTGCTGCCAACATTACTGGTGGCTCAATTACTGGTATCACAGACTTAGCCGTTGCTGATGGCGGTACAGGTGCTTCTACGGCTACTGCGGCTTTGAACAACCTATTGCCTAGCCAAACAAGCAATGCAAACAAGTATCTCCAGACTGATGGCACTAATGCTTCTTGGGATGCAATCAGTATCAATACTGGCGACATCACAGGAACTCTAGCGGTAGCCAATGGTGGTACTGGTGTAACTTCTTCTACTGGCACAGGTTCTGTTGTTCTGTCAAACAGTCCTACATTGGTGACTCCCGCATTGGGGACTCCTGCTTCTGGTGTGGCAACTAACTTAACTGGTCTGCCTCTAACTACTGGTGTAACAGGCACTTTGCCCGTGGCTAATGGCGGTACAGGTATTACATCCTTGGGTACTGGTGTAGCTACCTTCTTGGGTACACCATCATCTGCTAACTTGGCTTCTGCCGTAACAGATGAAACAGGATCAGGTGCTTTGGTGTTTGCTAATAGCCCAACTTTGGTTACTCCCGCTTTAGGTACTCCATCAGCCTTGGTAGGCACAAACATCACAGGCACTGCTTCAGGTCTGACTGCGGGCAATGTCACTACTAACGCTAACTTAACAGGTGCAATCACTTCTGTTGGCAATGCAACCTCTTTGGGTTCGTTTAGTTCTGCTAACCTTTTGGGTGCTTTGACAGACGAAACAGGAACAGGATCGGCAGTATTTGCTACCTCTCCTACCTTGGTGACTCCTATCCTTGGAACACCTACTAGCGCAACCTTAACGAACGCTACAGGTCTTCCTATCGCTACAGGTGTATCAGGCTTGGGAACTGGTGTAGCAACCTTTCTAGCCACTCCTAGTTCAGCTAATCTAGCGGCTGCTTTGACCGATGAAACTGGCTCTGGTGCTAATGTCTTTGCAACAAGCCCAACATTGGTGACACCTATTCTTGGTACTCCAACAAGCGCAACATTGACTAATGCAACTGGTTTGCCTTTGACAACTGGAGTGACAGGAACTTTACCTACTGCCAATGGCGGTACAAACCTAACATCATTCACATCAGGCGGTGTGGTGTACGCATCTAGTTCTAGTGCATTGGCTACAAGTTCAAATTTAAGTCATAACGGCACGACTTTAACTTTAAAGAATGGTTACTACGAAGCGTATGACCCAACTGACTCCACAAGTGCGGGTCTTGGTACACGTTTTTACACCGATGGCGGTGGCACTAAAACAGAAAATGGTAGGTTGACTGTTGCACAGTCAGGTACTGGTAGTGCGCTTAGTTCAATGATTTTCCAAACAAACAATGGAACATCATTAGCAGAACAAATGCGCCTCACCTCAACAGGGTTGGGTATTGGTACAAGTTCGCCAGCCGCACCACTTAATGTTCAAAAAACAGGAACAGGTAGCGTCACATCAATTTTGTTGTCAAGAACAACAGAAAATGCCGCAGACCAACAAAGTATTCTTTGGAAGTCTAATGATTTAGCTTTGGACTATGCCTCAATTGCTGGTGTTATTGATTCTGGTACAGAAGGGTCAATGCAATTAAAAACTGCAAGCGGTGGAACTTTAGCCACTAGAGTGACAATTAGTTCCGCAGGCAATGTAAGTATTGCAGGAAACTTTGATGGTGGTTACGGAAAGAACATATCTTTAAACGCAGATGATTCTGGACAAACCACAAGACTGCAATGGAAATACAGTGGCACAGCACAAGCATGGGTTGAGCGAGTAAATGCTACTGGTGCTATGGCTTTTGGCGTTCAGTCATCCGAAAGAATGAGAATAGACTCTAGCGGTAACTTTATTCTAAATAAAACAACAACTGATTTTGGAACAAATGGTGTTGCATTTATTGTTGGTGGGGCAATGGAAACAGTTGGTTCTACTAATCGCATATCTGCAAAAAGAACTACTGATGGAAATGTCATTGAGTTTTACCAGACAACTAATGTTGGAACAATCTCAATAACAAGCACAGCAACGGCTTACAACACATCTTCTGACTACCGCCTAAAGAACACCATTGCCCCAATGACAGGCGCATTGGCTAAAGTGGCTCAACTAAAACCAGTCACTTACAAGTGGAATGTTAATGGCTCTGATGGCGAAGGCTTTATTGCTCACGAATTAGCTGAAGTCGTGCCTCATGCCGTTACTGGTGCAAAAGATGCGGTAGATGCTAATGGAAAACCACAGTATCAAGGCATTGATGTTTCATTCTTGGTTGCTACATTGACTGCTGCTATTCAAGAACAACAAGCAATCATTGAATCACTCAAGGCACGACTTGATGCCGCTAATCTTTAAAAGGAAATATCATGACTACCACTTGGAAAATCACCCAGACTGACTATCTCACCGCAGATGGTTTCATTTCTACAGCCCACTGGACTGCAACTGCGGTGGATGGAGACTACACGGCTTCTATCTACTCCACAGCATCTTGGCAAGCAGGAACACCTGTAATTCCCTATGCCTCCGTTACTGAAGCTGAAGTATTAAATTGGATATGGGAATCGGTTGATAAGCAAGCCACAGAAGATGCTCTGGCGGCTAACATTGCTTTGCAGAAGAACCCTGTTACTGCTACTGGCACACCTTGGGGTCAAGCATGAAGCTAGAGTTAGACGCAAACGAAGTGCAATTTATCTTGAATGTGCTTGGTCAATTACCAACAAGTTCCAACGCCTATGTGCTTTGGAAAAAAATAGAAGAACAAGCAATAGCGCAAGTTCCTAAAGAAGCGGAGTAAACATCATGGCGTTCACAAGTCAACAAATCGTAGATTATTTGCTTGCAAATCCAGGCATGACTGATGCCCAGATTGCAGCGGCTATGCAACAATTTAGTGTAACGCCCGCAATGATGGCTGCCGCAGTTAACGTACCCGTTGAAGCCGTTAAAGAGAGATATATTGCGGCTGCACCCAACACTGAAACTGCTGAAAATATAAATAATTTAGCTAGTCAGATTCTTGCACAAGGTACAACTGAAGCATGGACAGGTGGATTACCTCCTGAAAAAGCTGCCTTGTATATGGCAAGTGATTTGGCTAAGAGTGGTGTTACAAACATTGAACAGATCACTAAAACTGATACTGGCATTGTTAACGCTATGACGGGCGAGAAGTTAGTCTCTGGTTATGGTGAAAGAACTGGTGGAAATCTTTGGTCTGGATCATACGAAGGAAAAGGTAATACTGGTTTTGGTGTTAACTTTGATGAATCTGGTAAGCCTATTTTTTACACACAAGGTGCATCTTCTAGCACTTTAAAGAGTGATGTTCTTAAACTGGCGGCATTGGCAGGTGCAGTTTATGGTTTAGGTGGTTTTGAGGGTTTGTTAAGTGGTGCAGGAACTGCGGGAACTGCGGCTACTGTTGGCACTACTGGTTTAACTGCGGCTGAGTTGGCTGCTTATGATATTGCCCTTGGCGGGGTAGGTGGCACTACTGGTGCGACACAACTTGCGGGTGCTTTGACTACTGGTGCGGCTATTCCAACAGTAACTTCTTTAACAGGCGGTAGTGGTGTTCTTACTGGTGCGGCAGGTGGTATTACTGCTGAGTCTGTGGCGGCTAAATTAGCGGCAGATGCGGCTGCTCAATTTGAATTACTCAATGCAGGTGCGGGTGCGTTTACACCTACTTTTGTGCCTCCCGTGACTACACCAGGATTGCTAACTCCTCCAGTTGTACCACCTGTTGTACCTCCAGTTGTCCCCCCTGTAGTTCCTCCCGTTGTACCACCCGTTGTACCACCCGTAGTACCGCCCACAGTGCCTCCTGTAGTGCCACCTATCGTACCTCCAACAGGTGTTCCTCCAATTGTTCCACCAATCGGTGTTCCAACAATTCCAGACATTACAAAGTTGGTTCAATCAGGTTTAACTGCGGCTCAGATTGCGGCTTTGTTCCAATCTACTGCACAAACTGGTGCGGGTCTGCTCCAACAACAAACATCCCGTGAAGCGGCTCAAAAAGCACAACAGATGATTGATGCTGAGACTGC